ATTGCCGCACTCGTACACGCTTGGACCACCTACACTCTGTGATTCGCCAATAACCCCTGATGCAGAAAAGTTACCAAACGATGTACTGCATCCTGGCGTATGATAAACACTTGGACCGTTGCCAAACGGAAGATCTAAAACACCTGCTGCAAGAACTCCGGTCTGTGTTGCTCCTGATAAATTTATATTGAATGTATGCTTGTTTGTATGAAACATAAAAACAGCCCCATTCCACTGGAGGCTGTTCTGCCAATAATCTTCTTTGATAAACATGGAATAATGCCAACGCATCTTGATGTTTGGCCAACTTCCAACTAGCTCTGTCCAATAATCCACCATCATGTGAATTCCACTTGTGTTGGATCCACAATCTTTTCTAGTCATACTTAAACACCTATCCTTCTAACTGAAAGTAGAAGTATCCACTAGGACAAGTGCTCGTGTTTGGTGTCGATGTGCCGACTTTCCACTTAAACTTTTCACACTCTGAAATTCGACCTGAAAGGCTAGTATTCGCTTTTTCCAAGTTTGGAACCTTATCTTCAATACTCTTAACACGTTTGCTCACGGCTGTGATATCTTTCGTATTGTCATTGATTGATTTTCCATGCGTAGTGATGTTGCCTTCATTTGTGGTCACTCGTTCAGTCACACCATCAATCAAACCTTTATTCGCTTTGATTTGATTCAATAAGTTTCCTACAGTGTTTCCATCTAAAGCTTTTTCTAGCTCTGCCAGTAATGCATTGTATTGATCATACATTGGCTGTGTTGGAAGCTTGTTTGTTCCGTCTGTTACAAGACCGCATAATGTTTCATTTAAACGTGTGTCGATGATGTGTGCAGATGTAATCGCGGATGCATTACCTGGCACCTGGATGATTGCTAAAATAATTTCGTAAATATTTTCATTGCGTATTGGCGCTGTCGGCCTGTTTCCATCTCCTCTTACATACGTCAGAACACAATTGTTTGTAGCTTTTGTGTATCTGCATGAAATGTAATCGTAGCGTGTAGTAGACGATGCGATATCAATTGATAAAGTAACATCGGAAGTGTTTCCATAAGTAAATCCACCAATCGCACTTTTAGCACTAAATAAAAATGCATAACCAGGTGAAACTTTAATGTTCATCCCTCCGGATGCGGACACTTTCAAATCATCCCCGGTCGCATTAAAGATTCCTGAGGTTCTACCAACATGATATAGACGAACATCTTCAGATAGATATTTTGTGTTGTCTAAAGGATATGCTTTTTGTGCCATATTTAACCTCCTATTCTATTTGTAGAATTAAATTGATTTTGGTGTCTTCGTTTCCTTCCTCCACAAAATCTATACCTGCAATGCGTGCATAAACTTGTAGACCGTATTTAATACTAATAACCGGAACAATATCACCAAGATCATAATCTCTTCCTAAGATAATTAATTTATCTTCAGGATTTAAAGTAAAAGAGAAGACAAACGCGCCTTCCCTAGTTTCAAGTAATTTTTCTTCTCCGCGAATACGGAGTAATTCATTGTATTCACTATCTGAATATGTTTGCTCATTTCCGCTTGAATCTTTGTATGTTCGTTGCAAGTCTCTTGCGTCCACATACATTTCCATTAATGGCTCATCAGCTTCATGCATATCCACAGTAACCATTCTACGTTTCCCATCATCATCGTCACCTAGAACATACGCAAAATTCTTATATTTGGATAACTCTACTTCATATCTTTGTGCTAAAACATTTCCTAGATCATCCGAAAATTTCGCTTCATCTCTTCTTGATCCAGAATATATTTCAAAATAATTCAATACACTATTCTTGACAATCTCTCGATAGCCATATCCAACTAAAGCGCAATACTTTTGAACTGTTTTTCTTAGACTTAACCAAGTTGTTTCGGAATCTGGTATTTTAGCTGTTAACCCTTTTGAATCTGCAACATTAATATCTAATCCACGTTTATTATCAGATACACATTTTAATAACGATGATTCAACGTTTCTAACAGTCAATGTGTTTATATTAACTCGATCATCTAAATTATCCATATATCCACTGATAATTAATACCGTTTCATCGTCTTCCTTCGGTATAACAGATTTAATAAACATGATTTCATTACGTTCCTGACAGACGATGCGATTGAATTCAACTAGATATTTTAAATTATCTGTTGTGGCCTTCGCATATATTACTGCTTTTCCTTCTTCACAATAACGTGGTTTCCATTGGATGCTTGTCACGTTTTGAAGCAGTGCTTGCTTCTTCCCTTCACGATCATAAATAAAATAATTCATTAGACACCAGCTCTCACTGTTTCAAACGATAATTCTACAATTAAGTTTTGTTCGTTTGTATCAGCACTATATCTTAATACATTCTCACCCACTGCCAATTGGAAGAAAATGCTATCGAAATCCATCATCCAAAATACATTTATCACTTCTTCTCCACGAACCAAGTGACAATATTTTTGGTTTGTATAAGTGCTTATTTCCAAGATATCTCCATTTTGCATCGTAAGATCATGATTCTTTCCAAATGATAAATGGTCCTGTGTAACAACATTCACAATTTTTGGGTTCTTGATCTCCGCTTCAGCTTTCATTTGTAAAATAAACCCAGTTGGAAGATCTCCTTTGTTCGAGAACGTTAATAACGGCTGCCATGTTCTTGTTGATATAGTAAATGGTTCAGTGCTTGAGTAACTTTGTGGAAACATAAAATTAGATTCAAGTTTATTAAAACTTATTAATTGTGCTTCTTTTTCTTTTGGATAAGGATATGGTGCGTGCAACATAAATTGAAAGTCTTGCCAGTTCCTATCCCAACTAATGTATGGAGTTTCCTTTGGCTCGACATCCCAATATACATCAATTCCTTCTTCTTCATCAATATAACGAAATGTAGCTGCAACCCCTGGAAGAATTACAGCTAACATTTTCTTACGAACGTTTGTATTGTTTTTGAATTTACCAGTAATCGTGAAATCTTTAGGTTCTACAACCTTACCAGTAATTGATGATCCAATTTGATTAGAAACCGTTGATTCGGAAAGTGTAATGCTATTTTTAGATAATCCCATATCATCTGTAATATGGATTCCTGTAGCTTTTGAAAACTCAATGCTGTCACCATTTGCATTTGTATAGATTACCTTTCTCATGCCCACACGCTCCTTTTCAACATTGCTTGTGTTCTAATTTCCATTTCGTAAGGACTAAGCTCCTTTGCAGAATTAATTGTTTGATAGAAGTTTGTAACCGGTCCTTGCGGAATACCTGTAGTATTTTTACCTGGATCCACTTTAAATTTAGCCACGTTTCTTATATCACCAAAATTTAATGACGTTCTTGCACTTTGCATTGCTCTTTTGCCTAAATTACGCATAGCGATAATAAGACTATCGTCTTCTTCAACACCTGCAGCTGCACCCTGTGGAATAAATTGGCCAATTTCTTTTTTCGCTTTTCTAGAAGGTGACTTTATACCTAAGAAAGACTTTACAGAATTAAAAGCACTCTTCGCAATATTCATCAAAGCACTTCCAATCGCTCCTCCGGCTGCTCTAATTCCGCCTACAATACCACTAATGATATTGGATCCAATAGAAAACCAATCATAAGAGAAGAATGCGCCAGCAGCCTGAGCTAGTATTCCAGGAATCACCCCAAGCAATTGTGGTACCGCCTGCAATAAACCAGTACCAACCATAATCAAGATTTGTACACCTTTGCCTAAGAAATCAGGTAAGTGTGATGCGATCAAATTGAGTAAGTTCACTAATATACCTAGTAATGTACTAAGAATACTTGGTAGACTCTGTAAAATACCTGTTGCAATATTTTTAATTACTTCTATACCTTTCGCTAGGAATTCAGGCATTTTATTTAACAATGTATTTAACATCGAAATTGCAGTATTCGAAATACTTTCCACTACTGTCGGAAGACAAGATACAATTCCTTGAACTAAATATAAGATCAATTCTAATCCTGTTTCCATGAAACTAGGAAGATTTTCTAGCAAACAAGTAAGCATAGTTGTTACCATCGTTTGTATTTCACTTAAAATGACGGGTACATTTGTGATAATTCCAGACACCAATCCATCAATCACGTTCTTTCCTTGTTCCATGAAAGCTGGTAATTGTAATGCGATTGTGCTAACTGCTTGAACTATCATACTAGAAACTTGTGTGCCTAATCCAGGAACGCTTGTAGTAAAAAATGTTCCGATCTGAGTTAACATAGATCCTAATCCGGTAATCAATGCTGGAACAGCTTGACTAATGCCTGTAACTACTGCTTGTGGCAGAGCTACAATAATATTTCCAACCATAGGCAATAAGTTGCCGAATATAAATGTTGAAGTTGTTTTAACTAGATTTGTCATTGGAACTGTAATGTCTGCACCAATTGAAAGATTTCCTAAGAAGTCTTGAGCAGCAGCTTTCATTGCTCCAAAAGATCCAGTCAATGTAGTTGAAGCTTCTTTAGCTGTAGTCCCGGTAATACCTAGATTTTCCTGGATTGCATGAATTGCTTCATATACATCGCTTAAATTGTTGATGTCGTATTTAACACCTGTTAATTTCTGTGCATCCTGCAGCAATCGCTCCATTTCAGATTTCGTACCACCATACCCAAGCTTCAAGTTATCAAGCATTGTGTAGTTCTGCTTTGCGAACCCTTGATATGCATTTTGAACGGATTCCATATCTGAACCCATTTTGTTTACGTTGTCTGACATATCAATCATAGCCATGTTGGCCACATCTGCTGCCTTCGCAGTGTTCCCACCCAAACTTGAGATCAATGACGCAGAGAATGATGTGACATTATTCATGTACTTATTCGCAGATACTCCAGCAGTTTTAAATGCCTGACTCGCATACTTTTTAACTGTATCTGCATTATCTTTAAAGAGTGTTTCGACACCTCCAAGCGATTGTTGAAGAGCTCCACCTTGAGTAAGTGATGCCCCTAAAAACGCTCCAATACCTCCAGCAGTAATCACACCTTTTAAATTCGACACTAAAGCAGAACCAATTGTAGATCCGGATGATTCTCCGGCCGTCTGTGATTCCCCTTTTAGTACATCAGTGATTTTTCCTTTAATACCTTTGGCAGATGGTACAATCTGCACATAGGCAGTACCTGCATTAGCCGGCATATTAATCACCTACCAATTCTTTTTTTAATCTTTCAAATTCTTCGATAGATTCGAAAGATTCAATATCTGATTCATTATCATTTGTTTTTCCCATTAATGCATCCACCATCATGGCAGGACGATTATTGCCTTCTTGCCCGTCTTTTGATTGGAACCATACCAATAAACTCAGACGATCCATAATAGATGCCAACAGAAAATCACGTAATGATAACTTCTCATCCATCATTTTTAATTTGATTCGAGAATCATCCCTCAAGCCAACCGATAAAGTCGCTACTAATCTTGCTGGTAGCGACTTATAGTTATATATCTGATACGTTTCTGCAAGATCACAGATTAGCGCATCTTCATCTCTCGAAATCATGTTGGCCAGGGCTATTAGTTTTTTGTTTCTTTTTTTGTGGCCAGGATCTCTACAATCATTTCTGATACAGTTTGTGCAGAAACGATACCATCCTCTGTTCTAACAAAATTATACATTTTTTTCTTTTGTTCAGGTCCTAACAATAAAGTTAACACCTTAGACACTGCCAATAGGTTCCCATCATCAATATCAGCCAAAGCATCAATAAGCTCCATGTTATCCGCTCTTTCGTCCGTGATCTCGAACGCGAAACCGTTTTTAGTAACTCCACTAATCATTTCTATGCACCTTTCTTTTTAATATATTCGTAATGTGTAAATCCTTTAGAGTCAGGTAAAGCTGCAATTTTAATTTCATATCCGATTGGCTCAGAATCTTTATATGTAATTTCACTAACTTCTACTAGAGATCCTCTCGGAATAACAATACGTTTTAAAACACCATCTTTTAAAATCATATCAATAACATACGATTTATCTTCAAGTTCACTCGTTCCAGCTTTTACTGTAATCCCAGCTTCTAAGTCACCAGTGACATTTTCGTCACCATAAACAGTTTTTAAAACTGCGACATTTAAACCTTCAATCAGTTTCCATGAAAGATTATCTTTTTTTTCTGTTTGCGCGTTTAAAACGACATCTCCTCCCCAAGCTTTTACCTGCTCAGTGTTTGGAGTGTTCTCATTTTTCACGCCATCTTCAGAAATGTACCCTAAGCTGTTAAAAGCTTCAGATAACTCAGAAACTGCATCTTCAGGTAATGCGGTACCTAATGCACCTACATGTACTGATCCGCCAATCTTAGGCTTTGCAGCAGTAACATTTTCAACACTAGACATGTTTTTTCCTCCTAATATGTAATATCAAAAATACACTGGTAGCGATATTTCTTGGTACTTGGATCAGTGAAATTGTAATCACTGTTTAATTTGACCTTAAATACTTCATCCAGTGTAATTATTTTTCTCATTTTATCTATAACTTCTCTATTTAATAATGCAGCCTCATACATCGAATCCGCATAAGACTGCAACGCAAATGTAGCAGTTTCAATATATTCCTCTTCTGAACTCCCGGTTTTTTCTATACGAACATATGTTTCTGGTGGATCTGGTGGAATTTCCATAAACACATCAACCGACAAAACTTCTTTTAAATAGTTTAGTAATACTATTTCAATCATTTTCCTAATGCCTTCATTAATGTATTATGCTTCAAATTACTGTAATACGCATGTGGTGTAGATGCCTTAACTTTTGCTCTTACACGTTTAGCACCTACTTTTGTCTCCAATTCATACCCTTCGCCACATGCCTCTAAAACAGTCCTAGCTTTTTCTTCACAAATCTGTTTAAGTTCATCGGATTTCAGTAATTGGCCAATGCCTTCATAATTCAATTTAAACTCAAAATCATTCATATCTTTCCACCATGACTTTCTTATTCCAACGCAAAGGAATCATTTCTTCGATGCCTTCCAATGGAATACCAAAAGATTTCCATTTCTTACCAAAGAAAGAAATAGTTGCATCTGACCAGTTGTGATTGTCACCTTTTGGAATGGCCAATGTGTAAACTGCCTTTTTCCCATATAGATTGGTTGAATCTAGAATCTCCTGAGATGTTGAAGGACATATTAATACATCTTTTACCGTTACTGGCTTATCTGCATATACTGGTGCATTAAATGCATCTACTCCTACTTTTGTTTTTTCATATAGAACAACATCAATTCCTTTAATCATTTGTGCCACCACACATATCTATTGTTCGTATTTTCTGCTTATTCTTAATTCCTAATCTTACGAGTTCTGAATTTTTGATAAACAAGCCTCCTCCTGGAACTAAAAATGTGCCAGAAGCAGAATAGCCAAGAGCCGATTCCGAAAATTGAGACATCGGCTCTTTATCTGTAGACGTCATCAAGGTCCTAGCGACAACATCTACAGTTACTGATTTTGCTACCGTTAGTAAATCTGGATCTTGTGAAACCATTTGATCTAAATCTTTACCTCTTTTTTTTGCTTCGATTCTTAGAGAAGAACACACCACGGGAATTAATGCTCTAGCACGTTTTAATTCCTCGTTGGTCATGTTTCTCCAAAGAACACCAACGTCATCTATTGTCGCGTAGTCCATCAATATCTATTCCGCTTCTTCAATTAATGCAAATGCTTCAGGATCCAAGACACAGAATCCTACATATGTTTCTGCACGCAATACGATTTGATTGGTTCTCTGCAAATCGCCTTGTCCGTCTGGATCACCATATTCAATGATCTTCATAGGCACTTGCTCTGCATATCCCCATTTGAATGCATTTGCAAAATCACCAACAACTGCACGAATTTTACTAGTTTTAAACGAAACTGTATTGTTTACACTATTTGCCATGCCTCCGAAGTTTGCTGGTTTATTTCCAAAGCGGAATTCAGGATATAAATATGTTCCAGTTCCTGCAGCTTTAATTTTTCCTAATGCAGATGCGAATGCTGGCGCCATCGCAATCCCAGTGACATCGCAATCTTTATCCTGAATCAACGCAACTGCATCATCTAAATTTTCATCTGCAGTAGCTTCTGCATAAGTCACCTTGTTTGTTACTGCTTTTGCGAAACAGTTTGTACCAATCTTTGCAGATTCAGCTCCGTCTGCAGGATTTACGCCTTGGAAACCCATGATATCAACTGCGCGTGCCATTTTTTTAGCAAGTCCATCAACAAATTGTTCTAAGTAAGGTAACTGCTTTTCTTCAGACATTTTAACAAATTCGTCTGTTAATCTGTGCTGATATACGATTTTGATAGGTGTGATTGTTTTCTTTGTAAAAGCTGCATCTCCAGCTGGTTTATTTTCACCTTCACCAACGATCGAAGCTTCTCCATCCATTGAGAAAACCATTACATCATTGCCTGCAAAAGGAATAGGTTCTTGTTGGGATAATGCTGCAAGTGATGAAAAACCTTTAGCTTTACTATATACACTTGTGACTAAATTTGATGGGAATAACCCTGTACTTTTTGTGATTGTTGACATTGTTTTTTTCTCCTTTTAATCTTTAAATTGTGATAATAATTCTTTAATAGCTGCATTCTTGTCAGTGCTTCCGCCTGTTGATCCACCATGCAATGGCAATACAACGGTTTTATTTGTTGACACTAATTCAGCTAATGTTTTTGCATCTTCTCTAAGTTCTTCTTCTGTACTACCTTGTAAGCGTGATGCCATTTCTGTTGGTAATTTAAATTCATTTGCTACCTTTGAACGTAATTGAGAAGCTTTTAACGAAGTATTTTCATTACGAATTGTTTCAAGTTTTGATTCGTAATCATCCTTCATTGTCTGCAAGTCTTCAGGTGATGTATAACCTTCAAATTTTTTGCTAGCATTTTGCTCATAACCATCTTTAATTTCTTGCAATTTATCAGGGCTTGTCCAACCTTCATATTTTTTGTTCTCACGTGCTAATCTTTCCCTGATTACTTCATCAAATTGTTCTTGTGTTTCAATTGGTCTAAAATCCATGTTTTTTCCTCCTATTTTTCCGTATAGTTACGTAAAAAAGAGAACAATATATGTTCTCCTAGTAGCTTATTCTCTGTGGTTTTTGTTCCTTTTTCTTAGAACACATCCAGTAAGCTAATATTGCAGATTCTAATAAGGCTACTTCAACACCATCTTTAATGGATCTAAATCCAAATCCTCCACTGGATCCAATCGCTCTCTTTTCGCAATTGGTAACAGATTGTGTTAATGCAGGTTGATCATTATGGCGAACTGATTTATTTGATATCGCAAGTTCAAACAATTGATTTGAAGCAATAACATCTTTTACAGTTGGCAACACTGGCTTTTTCTTTATACCAGCTTCCTTCATATCGGCTGCCAAAATCTGTTGTCCGTTTGCTCCATCAATCGCAATACCACCTATATCGGCATTGGCCAAAAAATTAATCATCCAAGTATTTCCGTCTTTGATCTTCCTGCAGTCTATAGATTCTACAAAAATGTTTTTGTCAGTGGTCTTACATGCTACAGACAATGCCACATTTTCGCCATCATGGCCATACTTTATTCCTACATACAACTTACCTGTAAACTTAGGTAGAGCGTCAACCTTCAAATTTTTCCACTCGTTTTCAGTTATCGCAGATTTTTGGTTGTACTGTAGCCATAAACCTAAACGTTGAATATTGAAGTCGATATCGTCGTTATCTTCCAATTCTGCTTCAATCGTTCTTTCAGACGTTCTGATTCCTAACGCTGGATTTGTTTCGTACCAGGCATCTACATCTTCAACATCTGTCATAAATTCCACAGACCATTCTGCCCAACCTGTATTTTTACTTTTTCCACTCAATACACGTTTACGCATATCAGTAAATACAGTACCTGCAGATACTGCGGTTGGTGGGGTTCCACAAAAAATCGTCTGAGGATTCTCAGACGAATAAATAGTATATTTCAACGCGGAACTTTGATCTGTAGTATATTCCTGGGCCTCATCCACAATCAAGGTATCGAATGATTCACCTAGACCTCCAGTGTTGGATCTAGTACGAAAAGCAATATATCCTCCTGTTTCTTCCAGACGAATTTCTTCAGCACCTTTTTGCTTAATGGACTTGTACTGAACACCTGCATCATCAAGTAATGCACATAGTCTTTCCCATGCAGTGTGAGAAGTGTTGACTCTGTGTGCAGTATGCATAATCTTTTCGCCATTCTGCAATTTCCACATCTCAACAATCGCAACAACTTCACCTTTACCATTCTGACGAGGTATTTCATATCCAAATCTATTATGGACCCATAGACCATCTTCAGTGATTGATAAAATGTCATAAACTAACATTTTCTGCCAATCCATGGCCTTACGTTTAGATTTTTCATAAAGTTCTATGGCATCCTGGCCATATGTTTTTACATAAGGAATAGTTACGGAAGTAGTAGGAGTCTGTCTGCCTATTCTTTTAGGCACTGCATTCTCCATTCTAATCCTCCTAGCTATCCAAAATAATAATCACACTCAATACACATCACATCCTTGCATAATAAAAGCACCTGTATTTCTACAGATGCTGGATCAAGCTATAATTTAATTGGTAAAATCTGCAAATTGTCTTTCGCAAATTCATACGCTCTTTTAATTGTTTTGTTATCACATAAATAGTCAATTCCTTTAGGCGTTATCATTACATCCTCTATTCCTGATAGAGTAATCCCTTTTTTCCAAGCTATCACTACTTGACATCCATCGATATATCCATCATTAATCAGATTTTTCATAATATATAGCCAATATCTTTCATTGATTTTAAACAAACACCCATCAAAAGTTAACATTTTAGGATCTACTTCAGTGCCTTCTTTTAAACTTCTATATAAATAAGACAATATCTGATACACAATTACATAATAATCATCTTTGGCCATATTTTCCTCCTTGCATAATAAAAGCACCTGTATTTCTACAGATGCTCATTTTATTGCCCTTGTTTCCATGCCCATTCTTTTGTTTTATTAAACGCTTCTAAAACATAATCCGGAACTGGCTTATGTTTTAACATATCATCAATATACGGATCACATATATCAAAATATTTTTTTATTTCAGGAGGATATTCTTTCAAAACCATACATGTCATCCTTTCTTGACTAACGCTTTGTATTCTGCTTCCACTTCGTCAAATCTGCCAAACAAATAATTTTTAGCAGCATATGAACTTATTTCACTCACATTATACTCCGTGATTCCAAGAGTATCAATGTTTTTCTTAGCTTCGTCACATGTGGATTTAATGTATTCAAAATAGTTTTTCTCTGTTATCTCTCCGTGTTTAGTTATAAAATTTTCCGCTTGTTTCATATGCCACATTTCATGATATTCAGTTCTAATACTGTTATGCAAACGTTTATCTGCAATGTCTTCAGAATAGAATACTGTATTAGTGATTGCATCATATTTTCCATATGCAGTAATCCCGTCTTTTTCTCCAAAAATAACAATTTTTGGTTTTCTTTTGATTCCCCACTCGTTCATCGCATCAACGTTGCGAGTTTTGATGTTATGCAGAGCTTTCCTCTTAATATTTACATTATCACTAACGTATATATCATAGTCTTTATAAGAATCCACCTTTTTAACATTTAAAGATACGCTTGAATTATAATCAAATATTTTACTATCTCCTCTTATAACTGGCTTATAGTTTTGCGTGTTTTCTTGCTGCAGCAATAAAGATGTTTTAGTTTCACGTTGCCTTTCATTTACATATCTAGTGTATTCAGCGTTTGATTCTTTTCGTGATGAAATTTCACTCCACTTTTTTGTGTGAACATCTTGCACAGTTTTTCCGTTACCTGGATTATAAGTAACAATACACCTACAATCTCTATGCCTATGATAGACTTCATCAGGAACATCATCCGGATATTCATATGTCCCAGCTAGATTCATACACCAATCACAAGCTTTACCAGCTACTTTTCTAGTGATTTTCGGATGCATTCCAGCTTTATAATGTGCCTCTGCATTTACTTTTATCGTATCATCAACAACACTTTGATTAAAATTCACTACTGGATCTTTTAAAATCCAGGAAACATCGTCATAAGATTCAGCATCTGCCAATCTTCTAACGATTCCATTGGATCTTGCTTGATTGTATACGGGTTTTTGAACTTTCAATCCAATCTTTGCATCTTCATTTAAAATTTTTTGAACTTTTGTGGAATAATCTGAAACCTTTTCGAATCCCTCTTTTAGTTCTGGATCCACAACCTTTTTTGCGATATTGTAGTACATCTTTCCATTTGGTAATGATGCAGAATCAATATTTTCTTCAAAAGATTTTGATAGAAGCTCACCAACTTCAATCGCATATTTCTGCGCATCTTCATAATCCGCTTTTTTATCATCTAACTTTTTTAATAAATCATTAATAGTTTTAGAATCTTCAACACCGGAAGAAAAAGACTTCTTAATTCCTTTAAGAAGTCCAATTGAAATATCATCCATATTTATTCCTCATCGTCCGGCACTGTTGGAACATCTAATTTACTTGATGCGATACCGGTAAGGTCCTGTAAGTTATCTTTATTAAAATATCCTGGAACCGCTTGATTGATTTTAATAGCTCCGTCTCCAATTAATGACAACGTAGACATATCCGGTTCGAATAATGGTTCATATTTAACACTTGTTTCATAAATTTGATTTCTTTTATATTCAAATTCATCTCTGACAGATGCTGCAAGATATCCGACATTAATCAGACTAGTTGCGAAATTCTTTTGTGCTTTTCTTGCGGCCAAACGTAAATTTTCATGTGCCGCCTTAATCGCTTCTGCACTCGATGGATTATCTGTCACAAAACCTAGATCATCCAGTGTTAATCCGGTTTCTCCTGCAAACAAAGAAGCGAATGATTTTAACTGATCGATATGTGGTGACATAGATTGTTGTGCAAACTGACCAACTGTTGGTGTCCCTCCTCCATCTTCACTTCGTGAAATTTGAAGCATAGTCGAAATCGATGCTCTAATTTTATCCATCGGATCTGCATCTGAATCTGTACCTAAAATATATTTTTGTGGATAGGAATAGAATTCTGCAGCTACTTCAGAACGTCTTAATGTTCTTAGTGCTCCTTGTTGAAGATCGATACATGCTCTTGAGATTCTGGAGTGGCCAAACTGTCTTTTAGCATCCGGCTTATGAATCACTGGCACCAACAAACAATATCTTGCTGGATTAGGAACATGTATTTCTCTATGGCCAACATAATCAAACACAACTGTTTCTTCACACGTAAAATAAGCATCTGTTAAAATATTATATTTCTCATCGCGTTCCAACACTGCATATCCTTCCGTCATCATGTTAGTGATTGGATCAATGATTCCGGTTGCATCATAAGCATCGATTACCTGCAGTCTAGGAAATTTATCTTCATCTTGTGATATATAGATAAAACTACATGATGCGATCAACGCTCCTAGGATTGCGCTGTCTGTAAGAATGTCTTTGTTATTCATGTTGAAAATATCATTCATATCAAAAACATCATTATCGAATTCTTTAAAAGAAATGCGATCCGCTAATGAATCGACTGCCTTAGAACACCACCCAAGCGTTTCTGACACGTACTTAAATTCATTAGGAATCGCAATTTTGAAGTCTTTAATTCCATTCTTCATTTCATAATATCTATATCTCATTCTCACTCGATTTCTTTTGGAAAAAAGTTGTTTTTTCAAAAAATTTATACCTTTGTAATTCATCTTCAAACCTCCATTTTAAAGGCTCTGTGGCCATTCATTGATGTTCATAGAGAAATATGCGTAGTAACAGCCGAACTTCGGAAATGAGCGCCTGCCGCCCATATAGCCCCCTCTATGTAACTTTTTTATTTTTTAGAACGGTATTCGACCCAATTAATGCTCTGTGGCAATGTTCTATTTGAAACAGTTGCATTACCACTAAAATCTCTTTTTTCGAATAACTTATCTGATTTAATTCGATTGCAACACATGTGTGCTAACTGTAAGTTGTTCAGGTCGCTTGGGTGTCCGCCTTTGTTGACCGGAACAATGTGGTCAATGACTGCACACATTGGATCAGGCCACTTTAATTTTTTATCAACTGGCTTACCACAAATACCACATACATCTTGCGTTGCTAGTATCTTCTTCTTGTTTCTTTCCAGGATCAGTCTATGAACTCCATATGAATCTAATCGCTTTTGTGCCATAGTTTTCCACCTCCTGGGTATAAGAAAAGCCAGGAAGTTTTCCTCCTGGCCTATTTATGCAAATACATAATAACATACTTGACAGAGTTAGAGTTCTAACTCTTTTACTTTTTTTATACAAATAAGCTGGCAATGGATGCAGCTTCTGGTATTTTTTCAACAAGCTTACGCATAATACTATTGTCTTTTAAGTAATGAATACCTGTAGGAGTAATCCTGATATTGTTTTCTAAAACAATAATCTCATCTCCACCCCAAGCTTTAATATACTTGAATCCTTTGATCAATCCTTCATCCAACATCATGGCCAATGTTTCATCAAACATTTCCTGGCATATTGGAAACTCCTTAGTCATTGGTGTTAAATAGTCTTCTGGAACATCAATACGCTTATATTTCTTATAAAGATAAACCAACACTTTACAGACAATTACATCATAATCATTGTTAGACATGTCTTTTTTCCTCACTCTTCATAATTAAATCAATCATTTTCTTATATGGATTGGCATATCCATACTTTGTTTTTAATTCATTTTCCTTCACACCACCAATAAAATCATCCGCAAATGAGATCAGATCCAAACTCTCGCAGACTAACTTCAACTTAACATAGTAATGTTCTGCCTTAACTTTTAGGCTCATGAACTCTTCTCTTTCATTCATGTAGTCAATTTCGTCTGACAACAATGAATTTACTAAAGTGTATTTATCTTTATGGTTTTGAATTGCAGGGCCAGTATTGGCATTAGGACATGTTGGCATCTGTAGTGATTCGATTTCATCG